TGCCAGTTAAACCCCAAACAGTTTTAACTCTTTTAGATGCTTCTAGTCCGTAAACATGATCAAGAAAATGACAGACCGCTTTAAACAATCTTTCTGACAGTGAAACTGACATAGAAATTGCTAGGCGGTAGAACATAATTAACACTTCCATAATAGGAGCCATGAAAGTGTAAACATTTTGTTCAATTGTCTTTAACCATGCAATGAAATTTGAAATAAGAGTTGATTGGCGAATGAAAAATTCCACCATGAATCATGTCAACGATCTGAGCCCATGTATGCTTAACATATGGAGGGACACCTGTCATGGTGACCATATCATCAATCTCGGATTGAAGATTCTCCATTTCATGGGCAAAAGTTCGTTGACTTGCTTCTTCTAAATCTTCCTCATCAAGAGTTGGGATATTGAGAAGATGCATCTGATTTTGCATGATAGAAATAGTTGCATATAAACCCTCTAAGCTTTCATCTTTCTGCAATATCAATAACTTGTCTTCACTTTCTTGGATAATTTCGGGTTCTTCATCCAAGTTCACTAGTGGTATTTGTTCCACACCAGCTGCAAAACCAAATTTTTGATATAATGCGGTTTTTTCAATGTCATAACCAGGGAATAAAATCTTAATAATTGTACTAAGATATTCCGGAGGCTGTAAGACAAATGAAATTGCTGCATTAATTGACAATATGAAAATGCCCCAGAAGATTGACCTTCTGATGATTGGCCTCACCGTGAGAATGGCACAATTAAAGAACGGGCCATAAGGTTGAGGATCATCGTTTAATTGAGATCGGGCCTTTGAAATATCAAATGGTGCAGGGAAACCCTTGGCACCTTCCTTTATTTCCCTTTTCCGTTTTATAAATGAGAATGAATGTCCAAATGATTGCTCATGGACATTTGTAAAATTTCCCTCATATATTTCACCGGTATTTCTGTCCCGTAAAGCCCAATGCCCAAAAGGAAATGGAAATTCCAATCCAGATCGTTTTACAGGTTCGAAAATGATTTCGGTTTTCGTCTTCACAAGATTGGAATAATCTTGTAAAGCCTTATTGCCTAATTTCATTATTGAAAACATTGCCATGAACAATGCT